CGCTGAATGTGAACATGCGGTGGTTCGTCGCCCTCGTTACTGAAAAAGAAGATGCGATAAGGGCCAAGGCGCGCAATCGTGGGCATCGAGTCGATCGATTTCGATCTCAAGTCTATCAGATTGATCGCTCCTGCTTTTCAGAATGATCGATTTCCGGCAAGTTGACCCATGGCCTACTCTCAAACGCAACTCGAGGCGCTCGAGGCGGCGCTTGCAAGTGGCACGCTGCGCGTGACGTTTGAAGGCCGCAGCCTTGAGTACCGCAGCGTGGATGAGCTCAAGAAGGCGATCGCCGAGGTGAAAGCTTCCCTGGCGGCGGCCGATCCAGTCCGGCCCCGCTCGCGCGTGGTCCGGGCGTACACGACCAAAGGTTTCTGATGGGCTACTGGCGGAATCTCGTGCGGGCGGCCTTCGGGGCGCCCACCAGGGCGCATGCCGGTTACGAGGCCGCTGCCAATACGCGCCGCACGCTGGGCTGGAGCCCATCGAACGAAGGCATCAACGCCCTCGTCACCGGCGGCGGCGATGCGCTGCGCTCGCGCTCGCGCGACATGGTGCGCCGCAACGCCTGGGCGAGCAACGCGGTCGAAAGCTTCGTCGGCAACGCCGTCGGCACGGGCATCAAGCCGCAATCGAAACACCCCGACGCGGCCGTGAAGCGGCGGCTTCAGGAACTCTGGCTGCGGTGGACGGACGAATCAGACGCGGCGGGGCTGACGGATTTCTACGGACTCCAGGCATTGGTCTGCCACTCGACGATCGAGGGCGGCGAGTGCCTGGTGCGCCAAGAGGAACCGCAAGTGAAGAGACGGGTGCCATAGGAACTCGACGATCGAGGGCGGCGAGTGCCTGGTGCGCCTGCGCGACCGCCGGCCCGAGGACGGCCTGACGGTCCCGCTCCAGCTCCAACTGCTTGAAGCCGAGCACCTGCCGACGGCGAAGAACGAGAATCTGCCCAACGGCAATGTCATCCGCGCCGGCATCGAGTTCGATAAGCTCGGCCGCCGCGTAGCATACCACCTCTATCGCGAGCACCCGGGCGAGAAGCTTCTCTTCTTCCATGCCGGCGAGACAACGCGCGTGCCGGCCGACACGGTCCTGCACATCTACAAGCCCCTGCGGCCCGGTCAGCATCGCGGCCAGCCGTGGCTGACACAAGTGCTCGTGAAGCTTCATGAGCTCGACCAGTACGACGACGCCGAGCTGGTCCGCAAGAAGCTGGCGGCGATGTTTGCGGCCTTCATCACTGAGAACAACCCCGAAGATCCGGTGATCGGCTCAAAGCCTGGCGAAGGTGAGACGGACTCGAGCGGCGCGCCGCTGGCTGGCATTGAGCCGGGTTCCATGGTGAAACTGCTGCCAGGCGAAGACGTGAAGTTCACCGAACCCGGTGACGTCGGCGGTATGTACACCGAGTTCATGCGCGTGCAGTTGCGCGCCATCGCCGCGGGCCTGGGGATCACCTACGAGCAGCTCACCGGGGACCTGGAGCGTGTCAACTACTCCTCGATCCGCGCCGGATTGCTCGAATTCCGCCGCCGCTGCGAGCAGTTCCAGCACCAGGTGATGGTCTACCAGTTCTGCCGCCCGGTGTGGCGGGCCTGGATCGAAGCAGCGGTCCTCAGCGGAGTGATCGACGCTCGCGACTACGCGCGGAATCCTGAGACCTACCTCGACGTCGAGTGGCGGCCACCGTCCTGGGCGTGGGTCGATCCGCTCAAGGACATGAATGCCGAGGTCACCGCCGTCCGTGCGGGCTTCAAGCCGCGCAGCGCCGTCATCAACGAGATGGGCTACGACGAGGAGGACGTCGACCGCCAGGCAGCGGCCGACAACGCACGGGCCGACTCGCTCGGCCTGACCTACGACTCCGATCCGCGCAAGACGACCAGCAACGGGCAGCGGGTCACAGAGCCAGAGCCCGCCACGCAGATCCAATGACGAATCTCTCCCACATCGCTTCGCGCGTGTTCAACACGCCGCTGATGATCGATTCCAAGAAGCTCGCGGCGATCCTGGCCGTGCTGGCTCCGCGGCTCGGTGTGGAGGTGCCAGCGGTGGATGCGGCATGGCTCACCGAGCACCGCTCGCGGAAGCCCTATGCCGTGACGGACGCCGGCGTCGCGGTGATCGAGGTCTCGGGCAGCCTGGTCAACCGGGCTTCGGGCATGGAGGCGCAGTCGGGCCTCACCTCGTATGAGCAGTTGGGCAACGAGATTCTCGATGCGGCGACGGACCCGCAGGTCCGGGGGATTCTCCTGCGCCTGGATAGCTACGGCGGCGAAGCCAACGGCGCCTGGGATGTGGCGAGTCTGATCGAGGAGGCCGCGCGCATGAAGCCTGTCTGGGCAGCGGTCGACGACTGGGCTCTCAGCGCCGGGTATCTGCTGGCCTCGGCCGCGGACCGCATCTGGGTCACGCGCACGGGCGGCGTCGGCTCGGTCGGCATCATCGCCATGCATCTCGATCAAAGCGGCTGGGACGCGGCCAACGGCCTCCGCTACACCACGATCTTCGCCGGAGACCGCAAGAACGATTTCAATCCGCACGAGCCGCTCTCCGAGGGCGCACGGTCGGTGCTCGTGGCCGAGGTCGACCGGCTCTACGGCATGTTTGTCGATGCCGTGGCCCGCCGCCGCAGCCTGAGCGCCGCGGCCGTGCGCGCAACGCAAGCGGGCATCCTCTACGGCGAAGACAGCGTGGCCCAGGGCTTTGCCGACCGTGTCGGCACGTTCCGCGACGCCCTGGCCGCGATGACCGATTCGCTTGCAAAACCCAAGTTCACGAAAGGAGGCACACCCGTGTCTGAAACCACCCAGGCGGCCGTGAGTCCGCCCGTCCCCGATCTCGCCGCGATCGAGGCGCAGGCCCGCGAGCAGGGCTACGCCGAGGCAGCCGAGATCGTCGTGCTGTGCTCGATCGCCGGCCGCCCTTCTTTGGCCGGCGACTACATCAGCCGGCATCTGTCGGCGGCCGACGTCCGCAAGGAACTGCTCGCGCTGCGGGCCGAGGCTGACAGGGAAGAGATCCGGTCCCATGTTCTGCCCGAGGCGGGCACGACCGTCAAGCAGAACCTCGACGAGAACCCGGTCGTCAAGGCCTGCCTGGCCTTGTCCGGGGCGAAAGGAGCGAAATAACCCATGCCCGTTCAAACCGAATCGAACTCCCTCGGCGACTGGCTCAAATTTGAGGAGGACAACCTCTACAGCCGCGACGAGGTCACCGTCGCGAGCGGCCAGAACCTCGCGACCGGAACCGTCATCGGCGTCATCACCACGAGCGGCAAGGTGACGCAGCTCGCGCCAGCCGCTTCCGACGGCTCCGAAACTGCCGCAGGCGTGCTTCTGCATCCTGTGGACGCGAGCACGGCCGACCAGCCGGGCGTCATCATCGCCCGCCACGCCATCTGCTCGGCCCATGGTCTGGTCTGGCCCGCCTCGATCACCGGCCCGCAAAAGGCGGCCGCCATCAGTCAACTGAAAGCCCTGGGCATTCTCGTCCGGGAAGGAGCCTGAACCACAATGCCGATGCTCAATCCATTCGCCACCGATGCCTTCAACATGGTCGCTCTCACGGCGGCCATCAACAAGATCCCCAACACCTACGGCCGGCTCGAGCAGCTGAACCTCATGCCCGCCACCGGCGTCCGTACGCGCACGGTCATCATCGAGGAGATGAGCGGCGTGCTGAACCTCCTGCCCACGCAGCCCGTCGGCGCGCCCGGCACCGTCGGCACGCAGGGCAAGCGCAAGGTGCGCTCGTTCGTCATCCCGCACATTCCGCACGATGACGCCGTGCTGCCCGAGGAAGTTCAGGGCATCCGGGCCTTCGGCTCGGAGTCCGAGACCGAAGCGCTGGCCGAACTGCTCGCCCTGAAGCTCCAGAACATGCGCAACAAGCACGCCATCACCCTCGAGCACCTGCGCATGGGCGCGCTCAAGGGCGTGATCCTCGACGCCGACGGCTCGGTGCTCTACAACCTTTACACCGAGTTTGACATCACGCCCAAGACGGTGAACTTCGCGCTCTCGACCGCCTCGACTGAGGTGCTGCTCAAGGTGCTCGAAGTGAAACGCCACATCGAGGACAACCTCAAGGGCGAGTTCATGACGGGCATCCTGTGCCTGTGCTCTTCGGGCTTCTACGACGCCTTCACAACGCACGCGAAGGTGAAGGAGTCCTTCCAGTACTACCAGCGCAACCAGCAGCTCGGCAACGATTACCGCACGGGGTTCACCTTCGGCGGCGTGACGTTCGAGGAGTACCGTGGCCAGGCGACCGATGCGTCTGGCGCGGTGCGGAAGTTCATCGCCGACGACGAGGCCCACTTCTTCCCGCTCGGCACCGCCAACACTTTCCGGACCTTCTTCGCGCCGGCCGACTTCAACGAGACGGCGAACACGCTCGGTCTGCCGCTTTACGCCAAGCAGGAGCCGCGGAAGTTTGGCCGGGGCACGGACCTGCACACGCAGCAGAACCCGTTGCCGATCTGCCTGCGGCCCGAGGTCCTGGTCAAGGGGACGAAGTCCTGACCATGAGCGGCTGGGAAGCGGCGGTGAGCGGCCTGAACGCGGCCGTCGTGAATACGTTCGGCCGCCAGGTCCTCTACCTGCCCGAGGCGGGCGGCGCGGCGACGGTCCGCGCGGTGTTTCAGCCGGCGCGGGAGGCCGAGGATGCATCACCAGGCGTCTATGCCGTGCTGTTTGTGCGGCTCGCCGGGTTGCCCGCGGCGCCGGTGCGCGGCGACGAGGTCGAGATCGACGGCGTTCGCTACAAGGTCTTCGACATCGAAGCCGACTCCGAGGGCGCCGCTGTGCTCCGGCTCCGCCGGGTGAGCTGACTTGTGGAAGATCTTCCACAGGTCGGACTTACGCCAAAGCTGGCGGAGGTTTCTCGACTTGTGGGCAATTGCGCACAAGTTCGGACTTCCGCGCAATTGCGCGGAAGTTCTTGGGGGGTGCATGCCGAGTGTCCGCGTCTATCAGAAGAAGCAACTGCGGCTCGACCTGCTCAACTTCCGCCAGCGGCAAATGTATGAGCTGGGCGCGGCGGGCGTCGCGGTGGTCAAGGCGCGGCTCGCCGCAGCGCAGGGTCCGGAGGACACAGCCGCCAAGCCGCTCACCAAGCGCTATGCGATCTGGAAGACGCGCAAAGGCAAAGGCAACCGCCGCAACCTGACCTTTTCGGGCGACCTGCTGCGCAACTTCCAGGTCCGCACGGTGAGCGAGAACCGGGCCAAGGCGAATGTCTCGACCCGCAAGGACCGGATCAAGGCTTGGGCCAACCAGAGGCGTGAACCCTGGATGGTGTTTTCGCCGAAGAATAAGGCGGCGGTCGTGGATGCAGCGCGCAGGATGCTGGATGCCATGAAGTCCCGTCTGCTCGTGGAACGTTCGCTTGGAGGCAAGCAGCGATGATCAACCCGGCGCAACTCGTCGACAACCTGGTCGCTCTGCTGCGGGACATCCCGGAACTGGTCGCCGAGATGGAGGGTGACTCGCAGCGGATCTTCGCCTACCACGACCAGTATCCGAAGCGGGCGAGCCTCGCGGCGGCGATCCACGACATGCCCGCGCCGGGGATCATGGCGGCATGGCAGGGGACAAGCTCCGGGAGCTTCGGCGGCGTCGATGTCTGGCGGCACCAGGTGACTCTCTACCTGCGGGCGCGGGAGACATTTTCGGGCGACCCGCCCACCGCCTACTACCGGCTGTTCCGGCTCATCACCAAGGGTGTGCCGGCGTCGGTGGGCGTGCCGATGCTGAACGCCACCGTGCACCCTTCCTGCCACCCGATGGACCTGCCGCTCATTCAGCGGCAGACAGACGCCGAGGGACTCGACTATTTCGAGGCGCCGCTCAGCTTCATGGAGATGGGAGATGACTGAGACCGTGCTGATGCGCTCGCCCGAGGGCGAACTGCAGGAAGTGGAAGCCACGCCGGCAAAGATCGTCCCGCTCATGGTGCGCGGCTGGCGGCAAGTCACGGAAGAGGAGGTAACGCCTGATGTCCGTCACGCGGATGCAGGAAATCCAGATCTGCTTCGGTAAGCAGAAGCAGGCCGACATCGCGACGCCCAACACCGGCGTCCAGATGTGGCAGTTGCGCAAGCTCAACGCCGCGCTCGCCAATCCGAAGCTCAACACCGAAAACGACGCCGAGGAGTTCGGCAAGGGACACGAGTTCCCGACGCAGTCGTTCCAGACCTCCTGGGACGTCAACGGGACACTCGAGAAGTATCTGAGCGCGGAGATCGGCGCCTGGGCGATGGCCTTCGGCCTTGGGAAGGTCGTGAAGTCGGGCACGGCGCCCAACTTCACCTACACCTGTACGCCGCTGTTTCCGGCTTCTGGCGATGCGGCCGAGCTGCCCTACTTCTCCTTCGTCGAGCAGATCCGCCCGGGCGCAGGCGTCGTCGTCGACCGGATGGCCGTGGGCTGTGTGGTCGAAGGCTGGAGCATCTCGATCGGCTCGGGGCCAGGCCGCGCGAATTCGAAGATCACGGTCGAGTTTGTGGGCTCGGGCAAGTACGTGGAGCCGTCGGGCATCACCATGCCCGCGGCAACCCTGGAGAAACTGCTGCCCTCTGCCTCGCTCGCGCTCTCGATCAACGGCGTCAACTACGTCTCGAACAAGAACATCGTTTCGCTGGAAACATCCTGGAAGAACAACGTCCGCCTCGACGGCGGCTTCTATCCCGGCTCGGGCTTCCAGACGCCCGGCGATGGCGCAAGCGGCGCCATCCGCGGCCGGCTCGAGTTCGGCAACCGCCAGGGGACGCTCCGCTTCGTCGCCCGCTTCGAAAACGGCTCGACCGAACTCACAAAACTCCGCCAGCAAACGACGGGCACGGCGGTCCTGGCGCTCACCTACGACGCCAACAACTCGCTTGAGACCACCTGGCCCAAGGTCTCCTTCGCCTCGGCCGAGGTGGGCGAGACCGACGGCATCGTGACCGTGTCGGTTGACTGCCTGCCGATGTGGGACGAGACCAACGGCATTGTCTCGGCCGTGGCCAAGTGCGGCGTGGACGGGATCTGTCAGTAGAGAGGACTCTCATGTTTGACGCAAAGCAACCCATCACCATCCATCTGCGCACGCCCGATGGCGTGAAGCCGGTCCGGGTCCGCTTCCCGACTGACGAGGAGTGGATCGAACGCCAGAAGAAGCGCAAGGTCATCGTGAAGCAACTGGGGCGCGGGGTCTCGGAGACCACCATCCCGGATTCGGCAGAAGCCGACGCCGCGCTGCTCGCCAAGATCCGCCTGCCCGAGGAGAACGCGCCCGAAGTCGACGCCTTCGAAGCCAGCCGCATCATCGAGCAGTTGAGCCAGGCCGACGTCGACGACGTGGTGCAAATGGGCGATGATTTCCGCGTTACGCTGCGCGTACTGGGGGGCACAGTGAGCCTCGTGCTGCGGATGCCATCGGCCAAGGACGTCTTCGAGTACCGCCGCGCCTTTGCGCGCGTGCTGGATCTGCCCTACAACCGGCAGGAACTGATTATCAACCTCGCCCCGGCTGGTGCGCTCTTCAAGAAGCTGATCGAATCCTCCGAGGGTTACTCGGGCGAAGTGCCCATCATCCATCAGGCCGTCGCGGTGAAAGCCGCGGTAGACGCCCTGGACGGCGCTTTCCAGGAGTCCGGCGACCCAAACTGACGCCAGGGGAGTGGCCCGAAAAACCCTCCCTGCGGTTCCTGATTCACTGGGCACTGCGCCGGGAGGAACTCTGCGACCCCGGCCTCTGCCCGGACGCTCCAGACGATGGCGGCCGCTGCGGCCATTGCCCTCTGGACAAGCTCGATGCGGCGCAATCTTCTGAGGCGGGACTGTTGCTGCGGCGCGCCCTCGATCTCCGAGCGGCGCTGAAGTTGGGAATACGAATCTCTCTCGACGACATTCGGGCGGATGAGTTCCGCGCCCTCGTAGTGCTGGAGGAAGAGCAGGAGAAACTCGACCGGGAAAGGCTGAACGCGAGCCGGCCCTAAGCTGCCTGATGAACCGGTTCGTGATGAAGGCGCATGAGCTGTTCCGCCTTCAGGGCAACCATCGCGTAAGTGCGCCCTTGATCATCGCTGAACTCGACTTCAAACACTCCGGGCGCCCAGCTCTCCACAACGGTCCCGACCTGGCCGCGAACCAGACCGTGTTCCGGCAAATCTCCCAGGAGGGCGACAACCGAATGTAGCGTGATTTCGTGAACCGATGTTCCTACTTGTGCGTTTCCCGTACCCATGCAGACCGCCGGACCGGAACGAAACGAATCTCGACCCGCTTGTCTAAGGCGGCCGCAATCCGGCGCAGCATCGCGAGCGAGTGACCTTCATAGTCCGCGTCTTCGAGGCGTGAAATCACCGACGCCGTCGTGCCGATCATCTTCGCCAATTGGGCTTGCGTCAGACCGGCCTTCTTACGCAATTCGAAGATCTTGCGGGCGACCTCGTCGTCGGCCCGTGCCTCTTCCAGCACCTTAAGACGCTCTGGCTGCCCCTTAAAGAACCGCTGCTGGAGGATCTCCACTGCATCAATTGTGTGTTTTCGTTTGGCGCTCATCCTGAAACCTCCTCGGAATGGCTGTGAACGGCCGGATTGGCCTCGAAACGCTTCTTGCGATCAATCGCCCGATCAATCTCCTTGGCAGGCACCGCTCCTTCTTTCGCGATTCCGTGGGAGACGACCGCCGCCATTGTCCCATGGAAGAAGTACAGGACCCGAAACTGCACGTGCTGAAAGCGGACACGAATTTCGTAGATCCCGTCCCGCAGGTAGTCCGCCTCTGGGCGGCGCAGCTCATGCCCCAACTCGCGCAACCGTTCAAGCCGGAGAAGGCACTTCGCTTGCGCCTTGACCGGCAATTCGCCGTACCAGTCGAGAAACGGGCAGGAGCCATCTGCCTCCCGGTACAAGACGACGGTAGTCTTCGGCACTCTCCCTTTAGTCTATTCGCAAATTTGCGATATAGCAACAACCAGTAGCCGTGGCCGATAACAAGCTCGAACTCGTCGTTGAAGTCGACACCAACAGGGCCAATGCGTCCATCAAGAGCGTCAACGCGAGCCTGTCCAGCATGGAGGCTTCGGCGGTGAAGACCGCCCGCGGTGCGGCCCAGGGCATCGACGGCATGACCGCCGCCCTGGTGAAGGGCGCCACGGCCGGGAACCTGCTGGCTGACGCCATCAAGAGCGCACTTACCTGGGCCAAGGAGTTTACGGTCGGCTCGGTCATGATGGCCGCCGAGAATGCCAAGACCGAAGCCTCGCTCAAGGCGCTCGCCAACGCGCACGGCGTGGGAGCGGCTGCTGCGGCCAGGCAGGTGGCCGCGATCGAAGAGATCGGTTTCGAGTACACCGAAGCGGCTCATGCCGTGCAGCGCCTGATTGTGGCCGACCTGGAGCTCAGTAAGGCGCAAGGCCTGGCCAAACTCGCCAAGGACGCCGCCGCGGTCCAGAACGTCACCGCCGGCGAGGCTCTTGAATCGATCGTCATGGCCATCGAATCGGGCGCCTCACGCGGCCTGCGCACGCTCGGCCTCTTCGTCGACTTCCAGAAGGAATCTCAAATCGCCCAGCTTCAACTCGGGCGCGCCCTGACCGAGACCGAGGAGAAGCAGATCCGCTACAACGCGGTGATGCGCGAAGGCGCCAAGATCCAGGGCGCCCATGCGGCGGCCTCCCAGACAGTCGAGGGCCAACTGGGCGCGCTGCGCCGCGAGTTCAACAACCTCCGCGAGGATATCGGCACCCAGTTCCAGGAAGACTTCAAGGCGCTGATCGGCAACCTGCGTGGCTTGGTCGGCTGGCTTCGCGAGAACGCCGATCTGCTCAACAAGTTCGGCGAGGTCGCGCTGTGGGTCTCGGGAGTGCTCGCGACCTACGCGCTGGCCGACAAGATCATGGCGCTCGCGAAATCCATTGCGGCGCTGCAACTCGCGAGCATCAACCCTTACGCGCTGCTTGCTGTGGGCGTGGTGGGCGCGGGCTTCGCCATCTACTCGCAGTGGAAAGACACCCAGGATCAGCTTCAGGCCCGTTTCGACGAGATGCAGCGGAAGGCGCTGCGCGACGACCTGCTGAGCGGCAAGACCAGCGTGGACGCGCTGCGCAAACAGGGGATGACCGATGACCAGATCCGAGGCTTACTTGGAGAGAAGCGCTGGCTGCCCGGTGAGTGGAAGACGCCCCACTACGAGGGTCCCAGACTTCACATCAAGACGTCACCGGAGCCCGACCTCGAAGAAATGAAGCGAGCTGCCGAAATCCGCAAGCGCCAGTTGGAAGTCGAGCGGGAGAGCGCGCGTGCCCTCGAAGAATCGCGGCGTCGCGGCCTCGTGGGATTCGCCCGGGACATGGCCGAGGTCCAGGAGCAGATCCGTAAGTGGACGACGTTCGTCGATGAGCGCGGCAACGAGCAGCAAGTCGCCCTTACGCGCAAGGCTTGGGAGAACGTCATCGGCGAACTGCGCGAGCGCCTGGCGAACTGGCAGAAGGAAGTCCAGGAGACCAACCGCAAGAACCTCGCCGAATACTTGGCCGCGGAAGAGGAGGCCGCGCGGCGGCGGCTCGAGATCGAGGCGCATCTGTTCAGCCAGCGGCTGGTTTACAACGAGGAGATTTCCAAGCGCAATCTCGATCACCTCGAGCAGATGCTCGGCATTGAGGAGCAGCGCGCCGGAATCACGCGCGAGGCCCAACTGCGCGCAGTCGAAGCAGCCGACGCCCAGACACTGGAAAAGAAGGTCGCGGTCGAGCAGCGCAAGGCTGCGATCGAGATCGAGTACGTGACGCGCGTCCATGAGATCCGCATGCGGCTGTTTGACCTGGAAACTTCGCGAATGGTGATCGAGGAAGAGGCGCAGCTCAAACGGCTCGGCTACCGGGCCGACGAAATCCAGGCGCGGATCGCGGACCTCACCGCGCAGAGAGATGAGATCCGGCGCTTCCAGCAGGAGGCCACCGACGCCGCCATTCAGGGCGCGCGCGAAACGGCGGCGATCCGCCAGGCGCAATTGGTGCGCGACCACAACCAGCGCATCTTCGATTCCTTCAAGCGCCAGGCCGAGGGAGTCTTCGACGCGCTGCTCACCAAGTCGCAGTCGATCTGGTCGGCCATCGGCAACTCGCTCAAGACCGCGATGCTCACCGCCATCAAGGACGTGGTCAGCTCCCGCGTGGCCGCGATGCTGATGCAGTTATTTACGGGCACGCGGGTCTCGCTGGCCGGTGGAGGCTCTTCCGGCAAAGGCGCACTCGGCAGGCTAGGCGGATTGCTCGGCATCGGAGCAGCGCCGGTCTTCGGACAGGGCGGCGGTGGCCCCATTCCCGGCGGCGCGGCCGGCGGCTGGGGCACTCCTCCGTTCATTCCTTCAAGTAGCGGCGGTGGGGGCTGGGGTGGCTTGCTCGGCGGGTGGAAGGATTTCGTTGGCTTCGGCGGTGGCGTACAGTACGCCCCTGGCAAGGCCGTGACCTGGGAAGCCGCCACCATGGGGCAGAAACTCTCGGCTGTTGGCCGCTCCAATGCCGCGCTGCTGGGTGGCGCGACGCTTACCCTGATGGGCCTCCAGCGCGGCGGCGTCTCCGGCCTGGCCATGACCACCGCCGGCGGCGCGATGGTCGGCTTCAAGTATGGCGGCCCACTCGGCGCGGCGATCGGCGCCGGCATCGGAGCGGTCGCCGGGCTGGTGCGGCTGTTTGTGAAGGGCGCGCAGGAAAAGGCGCGCGAGAAGATCAAGGCCACCTACGGCGTCGACATCCGCGAGAAGAACATCCTCGCCGAGATCGTGAACATCGCCAAGCAGGGCTTCGGCGGCAACCTCGACATGGCGATCCGCAGCCAGCAGATCCGCGACCTGGTCGAACTCTACGCCCTGTCGACCGGGCAGAGCACCGCCGGGCTCCCGGCCACCGTGCGTCCCGTGTCGCTCCTCCAGCAAGGCGGAAGCCTCTTCCAGTCAAGCTCCGGCGGTCTGGTCCTCGACCGTATCGGCAGCGGCGCGGCGCCGTCCGCGGCCGCGCCCACGGTGATCAACATCACCGTGCCCGGAGCCAAGGAGTTCTTCGAGAAGGAAACCGTGCGCGTGGTGGTGGAGAATCCGCGAGCCGTGCAATCGGCGGCCATGACTGCCACGAAGGCCAGCGCCGGCCGCCGCGAGATGACCGGGCTGCAACTGAGTCCGGGGTTGATCCTGTCATGACGCGAGCAGAACTCATTGAAAAGATCGCGCGGGCGATCGCCGAGATGGAGGGTTTCTATGCCACTGCCGCGAAGCCGACTCTTGCCCAGCGGAACGCGAATCCGGGCAACATCCGCCAGTGGCGCGACACGCGCGGCAGACCATATCCTACCCATCGCGGTTACGTGGATTTCGTCGCATGGGCGTCTGAACGGTTTCCCGGCGCCTCCCGCGAGGAGATGAGCCGGCGAGCGATCGAGGAAGGCTGGCGGATCCTTCGCGTGCTCGTTGGGCAGTATCTCGACGGGCGCTATACGCAGGGCAAGCCGCCGACGCTCGAGGAGATGTTCCGGGTGTACGCGCCCTCGGCGGACGGCAATCATCCGGTCAACTATGCGCGCTTCGTGGCAGGACGGATTGGTGCGCGTCCGGACCAGCGGCTCCTTGATCTGGTGACCGCCTGATGCCCGGATCGGTCCAGAACGCTGCGCCGCTCACAGTTCTGCCGGCAAACCTCTCGCGCGCCTTCGTTCACGAGCGCGAGTACCCGGCGCTCGACAACGAGTACCGCAACGGCGAATCGCAGCGGTCGGTCGAGGCGACGAACAGCCGTAAACGCTGGCGGCTGGCAAAGCGGCTGACCGCAGCGCAACTCTCGGCCCTGCGCGATTTTTATGACGCTCGCAAAGGCCCGACAGAACCGTTCTACTTCTACGACCCCTATGAGACCAGCCCGAAGTTCTCGCACGACCCGACGGGCCAGGCCATCGCGGGCCGCTACACCGTGAGATTCGGCGGCGATTGGGGGTACCTTTTTGGCCTCGGCCGAGCGGACGTCACCTTCGAACTGATCGAAGTGGCGTGAGGCGGCTCCACTTCACGTACCCATTGCGACGGTCACTCTGCGTGTGCTATTTGTTGCAAACAAGCAGAGTGGGCGTCATGGGCAGTTCCGCGGCATTCAAGGGGCAGGCGGTTCGACGGCCGTGCTGCCACGGCTTCATCGCGGAGATGTCATCGGCCCGAAGGCCACGGTTGTGAACTGGGAGGACCACGCAAATGGCTGTTGCGATTACGGGAGATGTCCCTGGACAGACCAGGGAAGGTTACGAGAAGACCATCCAGGTTCTGCGCGGCCTGCTCAAAGGTGCGCCCGGGTTCATCATGCACTACGGCCATCCGATCGAGGGAGGATGGCGCATCGTCGAGGTGTGGGAGTCATCGAAGGACGCGGCGGATTGGTTCGCGAAACACGTGCGGCCAAACCTGCCGGCTGATATCAAACCTCAGCGCCACGTCCAAGAGTTGCACACACTGATTTGCCGGTAACCTGCTCCCGGCCCACGCGCAAACCAGCAGGTGCCGAAGTCTTCGCCTGGAATCTCGTTCTCTCACTTGTCCTGTGGCGATCCGTCAGCCAGTACACCCGCGGACTTGGATTCGAAGTCTTGAGTTGACCGTGCACGGGGATGACTCCCATCAGAATCGGTGACGCTGACCGACCGCATTTCCGACGGCACTGATCCGAAGTTCCAGAACGAATGCCGGACTACATCGGCAATATCGCGGTCCCGGAGGTCGTACCCACCGGTGTGTTTCCGCTCACGCCCGATTACCCGCTCGAGGTGCGCCGCGACCATGAGGTCGCCGTGCACCAGTTCGGCAGCGGTAATGCGAAAGTGGAACAGCGATTCCTCCTCGGCACTGGCGCACGGCGCTTCACCATCCGCAAGCAGTGGATGCGTGACACCGACCGCATCGCTCTGCGCAACTTCTGGGAGTCGAAGTACGGACCGTACGGGGCCTTTACCTACAACGCCCCGAACGACAACGGCACCGGGACCACACCCGTCACCTGCCGCTTCGCCAACGAGCCGCTCTCCTGGGAGATGGTCGCCGACTGGGCTTGCTCACTGGGTGTGACGCTCATCGAGATCCCCCAGACCAGCCCGTCTTATCCGCTGAACCAGACCGTCAATCGCTTCCCAC